ATGGCAAGGCGTCCGAAGCTGACGCAGGAGATGATTGACGAGGCGATCCGCCTCAAGGCGGACGGCCTTTCCAACGGCGACATCGTCTGCGCCCTGGGGATCCACGAGTCCACCTTCTACCGCTGGATCGGCGAGCCCAAGACGAAGCTGCAGCGCGAGTTAAGCGAGGGACTAAAAAAGGAGGAGTCGGCGTTCAAGCGGACGCTGCTCACGACCATCCGCTCGGCGGCCCTGGCGAGGAACCAGTACTGGACGGCCGCGGCGTGGCTGCTCGAGCGCAAGTACCCCGACGAGTTCGGCAAGGCGGAGCGCCAGCGCGACGACGCGAGGGCCGACGCCGCGCCGAAGATCGTGCTCGGCGTGGTTGCGCAGCCGGTGCAGCAGACCCTGCCGCTGGACGGGCTCGGCGAGGGCGGCCCGAATGGTTGACGCCTCCTCGCTCGTCATCCCGCGCTTCCACGACGTGCTCGGCGACGTCATGGCGCACGGCCACACGCACTACTGGCTCCACGGCGGGCGCGGCTCCACCAAGTCGAGCTTCATCAGCGTGTGCATCGTCCTTCTCCTTCTGCTCCACCCGGAGGCGAACGCGGTGGTGGTGAGGCGGTTCTCGAACACGCTGCGCGACTCGGTGTTCTCGCAGATGACGTGGGCGATCGCGGCGCTGGGGCTCGACGCGTGGTTCCGGGCGCGCATCTCGCCGATGGAGCTGACCTACCTGCCGACCGGGCAGCGCATCGTGTTCAGGGGAGCCGACGACCCGCTGAAGCTCAAGGGCGTGAAGTTCGCGCGCGGCTACGCGGCGGTGATCTGGTTCGAGGAGCTCGACCAGTTCGACGGGATAGACGCGGTGCGCTCGATCCTGAACTCGCTGCGGCGCGGCGGCGACGACTTCTGGATCTTCTACTCGTACAACCCGCCGCGCACGCTCTGGAGCTGGGTGAACCGCGAGGAGCTGGAGCGGGAGCGGCGGGCGGACACGCTGGTGCGGCAGAGCTCGTACCTCGACGTCGTCGAGAGCCACCCGGAGTGGCTCGGCGCGCCCTTCATCGAGGAAGCGGAGTACCTGCGAAGCGTGGACGAGCGGGCGTGGCGCAGCGAGTACCTGGGCGAGGTGACAGGGACGGGCGGCTCTGTGTTCAACAACGTGGTGGCCACGCGGCTCTCCGACGCGCGGGTGCGGGGCTTCTCGCGCACGCGCTGCGGGGTGGACTGGGGCTGGTTCCCCGACCCGTGGCGCTTCGTGCGCTGCGGCTGGGAGCCCGGCGAGCGCAGGCTCACGATCTTCGGCGAGCTCTCGGCGAACCGCAAGACGCCAGCGGAGACGGCGGCGCTGGTGACGGGCGCGCTCACCTACGCGGACGAGCCCGGCGAGGACGCCTACCTCCACGACGAGCTCATCTGGTGCGACGACACGCCGGACGGCAAGCAGTCGATGGCCGTGTGGAGGCGCGAGGCAGGGCTTCGCGTGCGGCCGGCGAGGAAGTCGAACATGCGGCGGCTCTCCTACGAGTGGCTTGCGGGGCTGCGCGAGATCTGCATCGACCCGGAGCGGGCGCCGCTCGCCTACGAGGAGTTCCGGCTCAAGGAGTACGGCCGCGACCGCGACGGGACGTGGCTGGACGACATCCCGGATGGCAACGACCACAGCATCGACGCGGTGAGATACGCGATGATGGACGACGTGCTGAGGGGGTAGGCCCGCGGGCGTCCTTCTCGGCAGCTTAATTAGCGGAAGGGCGAGAGCAGCGATCTGCGTGAGCGCCGATTGGCGCCGTGTGGAACCTTCGGCATGAAAACGGGAAGGCCCGCCGCCCGCATGGCGTGTTTTCCACAGGGGCCTCTCGGCGCGTTCTTCTCCGCATGAAACGCTTTGAAACGGACGGCAACGAAACGCGCGGACGCGCCGGTTGGTTATCAACATATTCTCGAACGAATGTGCAAAAGCGCTGGCTGACGTGCATGGATGGTTCGTTCTTCTCGTTCTTCTCGCCCTGCGGAGCAAGACCCCGAAGGGGGCTTGCGGAGCCCGCGGAAAGACCGCGGAGGGAGCGCGAGCGACCGTAGCGGGCTTGGAGCGGTGCGGAGGGTGACTGCGTAGCAGGCACCCGTAGCTGCGGAGGCAGACCGCTTGCGGGCTGCCGGAGCTACGGAGTTAGACAGACCATGCCGCCGAGGGTCTGCGGCGGGTGCGGACATGCCTTGCGGCGGCGTGGGCTGGCTAACGGAGTGCGGAACGCGACGGCTTGCCGGCGCGTGGAGCTGGAGCGCCGACTTTGGCGGCGCGACGGACGAGCGACCTTGGGCGCGAGGAGCCTGCTTATGCAGCCCGCATAAGCAGGAACATGAGTGCCTTTACCTGCAATAGTAGAGGTAGCGGCCATACGACGGGGCTTTTGCGCGCGTGCATATGCACCTGTGGGAAGAGCGGTATAGGCGTGGACGCGGTAGACGGGAAGAGCAGAAGCATAAGCGCGGGCACGAATAGAGGCGCTGGCGGCAAAGATGGCATGGCAGAGAGCGGCGGCTATAGGGGCACGGCCTTCTCGCGTGTCCGCACGGACTGCGGTATGGGCGGGAGTTTGGGACGGGCGGGTAGGCTGGGGCGCATTGAACGGCATGATGCGGGAGGTGCGCTGTGGAGGGTCTGGATCGCGAGTACTGGGTGCCGGAGCACGTGAGGGAGTGGCTGAGGTCGCTGGGGTTCACGCTGCCGCTGGAGGACATGGAGCCGCACATCAGGGCTTGGGATGGCTGGATGCGGGCGCTCGGGGACTTCTACGACTACCGCGACACCGACGGCGTGGGGCGGGTGTACGAGGTGCACCGGCGCTCGATCCACCCGGCGATGCGGGTGTGCCGGGAGTGGGGATCGCTCCTCCTGAACGACAAGACGCAGGTGGCGTGCGAGGCGCAGGAGTGCACGAACTGGCTCGCCTCGTTCTTCTCGCGGACGGGTTTTCTCGCCAGCGCGCAGGAGTGCGTGGTGCGCGCCTTCGGCCTGGGGACGGGCGCGTGGGCGCTCTGGGTCGATGCGGGATCTCGCGAGGTGCGCGTGAGGCGCTACGACGCGCGCATGGTGATCCCGCTCACGTGGGACGAGGAGGGCGTGACGGAGTGCGCGTTCGTGACGCGGGCGTTCTGGCGGGGACGGGCTATCGACCAGGTGCAGCTGCATCTGAAGGGTTCGGACGGGGCGTCCTTCTCGCCTGCGAACTTCTCGCCCAGTGGAAGTGCGGCGTCGGGTTCTTATCGCCTATCGAATGATGGAGAGCAGGGTGGCTATCGGATCGTCACGGTGTGCTTCGATAAGGACGGGAACCGGGTGGAGCCCGAGGGCGTGTGCCCGGTGCACGAGACGGGCTCGGAGTGGCCAACCTTCTCGATAGTCAAGCCCGCCATCGACAACACGAGGGTGGACATGAGCCCCTACGGGCAGAGCGTGTTCGCGGACGCGGTGGACGCCATCCAGGCCGTGGACCTCTGCTACGACGCGATGATGAGCGAGATAGACAACGGGAAGATGAGGGTGTTCCTGTCGGACGTGATGTTCGACGTCGAGCGGGACGGCAAGGGCTCGCGCGTGGCCATCCCCTTCGGCAAGGCTGACTGTACGGTGTTCCGCAAGGTCATGAGCACGGAGGACACGATCCACGAGTTCGCGCCGACGCTCAGAACCGAGGCGCAGGAGCGGGCGCTGCGCGTCGCGCTGCAGACCCTCGGCGACCTGTGCGGGTTCGGGCTCAAGTACTTCGACATAGACGAGGGGTCGGGGTACGTGAAGACCGCCACGGAGGTGTCGGCCGACAACTCGGCGCTCATGCGCAACGTGCGCCGCCACGAGCACGCCCTGGAGGGCGCGATCGCGGGCATCTGCCGCGCGCTGCTCGCGGTGGAGCGGACGCTCGGTGCCGAGCTGCCCGACGAGGGCGGGATACGGGTGGCGTTCGACGACAGCATCATCTCGGACACGGCGAGCGACAAGCGGCAGGACATGGACGAGGTGGCAGCGGGGCTCATGCAGTCGTGGGAGTACCGGGCCAAGTGGTACGGCGAGGACGAGGAGACCGCCAGGGGCGTCGCGGGGGCGGGCGGCGCCCACTAGCGCGTGGCGCCTGCGGGCGCTGCGGCTGCGGCAGCGGCGCCGTATCGCCGGGAGGCCGGGCGAGTGCGCACGGGCTGCCTCCGACGGGCAGCGACGGGCGCGGGGGCGGCAGGGCGAGCGCCGGTTGCCCGGTGCCGCGCGGCGGGCGCGGCGCATGCCCCGGCCCCGGACAGGCCGGCGGCTGGGCGGCGCGCGACCGGTGGCACCGCATGCAAAGCGCAGGCGGTCCGCTTGCGGTCCGCCGAAGCGAGGCGAGGCCGCGCGCCGCCCTGACGCGGGCCGGATGCACCGACCCATGGGCGCCGCGATCGCCGTGCGGGTCGTGGGCCGTGCGCGAGCCCGGACGCCGCCGCGCTGGTCGCGGTCGGCCGCGTCATCGCAGCGCGCACCCGCCCAGCCTTCCGGGATGGCGGTCGCGAGCCCCCGGGTGGCGCCTGCGCCCCCGTGTGCCCTGCCGCCGGGCTGGGGTGACGGCACTGCCGGTAGCGGGCGGCCCGGCTTGGGCAGCAGCCCGCCTGCCGGAGCGCAGTGCGCCGCGCCGCGAGGGCGTGACGCGTGCCCAGCCGCGAAGGTGGGCTTTCGGCAGGCACCGGGCTGGCGCAGGCCGGGGCTTGCGCCGCTGCGAGGAAGCGACCCGCGGCACGTGCGCGTGTTCTCCTTGCATCAGGCGCCGCCACGGCGCAGCCGCGTATGCGCGCGGCGCGAGTGGCAGACCGCGCAGCGGGCTGACGCGAGCCGCGGCGCATTACGCGGCGGAGCCGTGGGGGCGCCGTGTGGTCGACCTCCCCGCGCACGGGACGCGGGGCGCTGCCGAGCCGTGCGCAAGACCCGGCCGGAGCCTGCCCGGTGCCGTATGCGTCGGCTTCCCGCGGGCTGGGCGCGTGGCACGCCCGAGCCGCGAGCGCACGGAGCGGAGGCGGGCGGGCTGCGGGCGGCCCTCGATGCGTAGCGGACGGCTGTGCCGGCGCCCCGGGGTGGCGGCAGAAAAATGCAGCCATAGATACAAAAGGAATCGAATGGCCAGAGAGGACTGCGCTTACCGATGGTCGATTCTTGACAGGCAAACTCAAGCCTCGTTAATATTACATGGTTTGCCAGACCGAATTAACAAAGGAGGGGTGTCGTGGTTGGTCTTTTCCGCACGTGGATGAGCGCCTAGAAAGCGGCGCTGTTGTGGCGTCGCGCTGTTTTTCTGCACGCCATTTCACGATTGGACATAACCATGATATTTGAAACCTCTCGGGGCAGGTCTGCTCTGCTGTGCCATTCATGGCAATTCAAGCTTTGTTTCGTATGGGGCGGCGAGCTCGTTTCGACATTGACGAGTTCGATTCTCCAAATGGGTCTTATTTGGCATCTCGCCCTCACGACAGGGTCGTCTTCTCTCCTCTCCTTAGCATCGCTGGCAGGCTTTCTGCCGATTGCTTTGTTCGGAATCCTTGCGGGCGCCGTTGTCGACAGACTGCCTTTGAAACGTGTCCTCATCGGCGCCGACCTCTTCATTGCCGCGGTGGGTGCCGCCTTGGCGATTGCCTCGTTGGCCGGCAGCTTACCTGCATGGCTAATTCTCATCACCCTGTTTCTCCGTGCAGTTGGTACTTCGTTCTACACGCCAGCCTCCCAATCTCTCACGCCCCATCTCGCCCCACCGGAGCATCTCGTTCGCCTATCGGGGGTGACTCAGGCGATTCAGTCCGGCGGATACATTCTTGGCGCCGCGCTTGCAGCAGTGATTTATCCCGTGGCGGGTATTACCGCTATGATTGTCCTCGACGTGCTGGGAGCGCTTTTCGCTTCTTTAGCCATCCTCGCCGCACAGATAGACGCAGGGAGCCTCGACGAAGCCGACCGCAGCTTGTCCTTTTCCAATAAGGTTCGAGAGCTCTTCTCTGAGATTTCGGACGGCTACAAGCTGATTAGGGGGTACAGGGGGCTGTTCGCCCTTCTTTGGTGCGGGTTCGTCTTCGCTTTCGCGTTCTCTCCGCTCGCGGCATTGTTCCCAATAATGACCTTGGGGCATTTTGGCGGTAGCACGGGGGATGCCGCTTTGGTGGAAATCCTTTTTTCTGCAGGCATGCTGGCTGGGTCCGGTATCTTGGCGGTTACGGGAGGGTTCCGCAATAGGTCGTTCACCATGGTCGCCGCGATTGCCGGCTTCGGCATTGCCGCAATCGTATCCGGATCGCTCGGCCCGTCATTGTTCGCTGCTTTCCTGCCGGTGAGCTTTCTTATGGGCGCATGCTCCCCGTTGTACGCGGGAACCCAGACTGCCCTTATGCAGGAGCAGATACCTCCTGAGTACCTAGGCCGCGTTTTCGGCCTCTACGGAACCATCATGGCTTGGGCCATGCCCATGGGCCTCGCAGCCCCCTCCGTTTTTGCGGATCTGCTTGGAGCTCCGTTATGGTTCGTCGGCTCTGGAGCGACCATGGTACTGCTTGCGATGGCTATGCTGCTTGCTCCGAGCGTCCGAAACGTGGGGAAAAGAGATACCGGGCAGATTCAATAGCCCAAGTATTCGAAAAAAAGAGGCAGCAGCCATCGGTTCAAGCGTCAGCCTTCAAGCCCTTGCGACGACGAGGTATTGCACTGACATCCCACATCGCGCTCCTTATTCGTCGCCAACTATCATTTTCGGATTTGCCGGCTTGCGCAAGGCCAAAACGCTCGCGCCGGCAATTGGGCAAAGGCGAAAAATCGACGTGAGCAATCTTTTTTGGCATGGCTGCGCTTCCAGTAAAACGCTAATACACAAAAGGCGGTTCAACCTATGGAACTCATAGTCAAAGCTAAAGACATCTTTTTGGAATATGCCGGCCGCGATATCCTAGATATCGAAGAGTTGGAAATCTACTCCTACGATCGCATCGGCTTGGTGGGAGACAATGGCGCAGGCAAAACCAGCCTGCTTAAAATTCTGAGCGGCAATCTTACCATTGCGGACGCCGACGTCAGGCGTTTCGGCAGCATTGCCCTCATCGGCCAACTCGATGAACTCGACCTTGATGCGGCTCAGGGCAGTGGTGAGATGCTCTCCCGTCTCAACGTCGCCGGAGTGGCGCAGGAGACGATGAGCGGCGGAGAGGAGACACGCGCCAAGATTGCCTCTGCGCTCTCCCAGCAGGCAAGCGCGATCTTTGCTGATGAGCCTACGAGCCACCTCGACCAAGACGGCATCAGTCTTCTCGTCGGACAACTCAAGGCATTTGATGGAGCCCTGCTCATTGTGAGCCATGACCGTTATTTTCTCGATCAGGTAGTGGACAAGATCTGGGAGCTCAAAGACGGCGGTATTTCCGAATTCTGGGGTGACTACTCCGACTATCTGCGACAGAAAGAAGAAGAGCGCAAAGTTCAGGCGGCTCGATACGAAGAGGCGATGCGCGAGCGCGAGCGCCTTGAAGCCGCCATCGAAAAACAACGGAAAAAAGCACGGCAGGTCGACGCCAAGCAGAAGGGCGCAAAGAAAAGCAACGAGAATGCAGGTCGATTGGGACATCAGAAAGCAACCGGCACCAAACAGAAGAGGATGTACCAGGCGGCTAAGAACATGGAGAAGCGCCTCGAAGCGCTCGAAGGGATTGAGGCCCCTGACAGCATTCGCACCGTGCGGTTCCGCCAGAGCAAGGCCCTGGAACTGCATAGTAAATTTCCCATCTCGGCAGACGATTTCAACTTGAGCTTCGGCAACTGCATGCTCTATGACCACGCGAAATTCGAGATACCGCTCGGTGCCAAAGTGGCCATCACCGGTGGCAACGGTACAGGAAAGACCAGCCTGCTGAAGGCAATCGCTCGACGCGCCGACGGTATCAACATCTCTCCCAAGGCAGAGATCGGTTACTTCGAGCAAACAGGCTACAAGTTCGACGCCCGTCAGTCTGCGATCTCGTTCATGCAGGATGGTTGCGAGTACAGCATGACCGAAATCCGAAGCATCCTCGCCTCTATGGGAATCGGACCGCGTGACCTGGCAAAGGACGTTGGCGTTCTCTCGGGAGGCGAAGTCATCAAGCTGCTGCTCGCGAAGATGCTGCTGGGCAGATACAACATCTTGCTCATGGACGAGCCTGGAAATTACCTGGACATCAAGAGCGCCGAAGCCCTCGAGCAGATGATGAGCGCCTATGCCGGAACGATAGTGTTCGTCTCCCACGATAAGAGGCTGGTCGAGAACGTCGCAGACATTATTTACGAAATAAAGGACACCAAGCTAGTCAAAATCTTTCAGCGCGAATAACCCTAAATGAGGCTCTTCGGGGGTTCGTGTGGGTCGACCCTCGGGTGAAAAGCAGCGTCCAGCAGCGACGGCGGCCACCGTGTATCGTTGTTTTCCGCCAAGAAAATTCATCGATGCGAGAGGTGGGCCGCCGCCGTGGACAGCAGTGTACTCAAGATCGCCCTCGGGCTCGGTGGCGCCGTCGTCGAGGGCGCCAGAATCGAGGGGGAATCCATAATCGTGTCCGCCAGGCCCCGCTGGCGGGCGCCCCGCTGCCCGGTCTGCGGGAGGCGCTGCGACGCCTACGACACGCTGTGAGTACAGATCAAGGCGGCGTTAGCCGCGCCAATTAATCTCTTGCCAAATTGAGGCAGATGATCCTCCGCTGCAATTGTCTGCTACTTCGCGAGAGAAGGTTTGATGTGCCGTAAAATATGGTCTTACAGATTTTTGAGAGGCTCATCGGCGGATCGAGCCGACTACGGCGTTTGGAGGACTTAGGGAATGATGTCGGCCTTGGAGTGCGCTGCTGCAGTTCGTATTGATTTAATCAACAATACGGATGAATGCAAGAGGAGCGCTTTTGCACAGCACCTTACCCCGCCTGAAACCGCCGAACTTGCCGTTTCCATGTTTTCCGATGGCCATGATGGCTCCCTTCGCTGCCTCGATCTCGGAGCAGGAAGTGGAATCTTGTCTGTTGCCGTATATGAGCGCTACGGTGAGTTAATTGATTATATCGACGTAGTCGAAAGTGATCCCGTGCTTGCTAGTGTCTGCCAAGATGAGCTTCGCCGATTAAATGTTACATTTAATCTTGTTGTCGGAGACGCTTTGCGTGCAACGCCCGCCAAACAGTATGACCGCGTTATCCTCAATCCACCTTACAAAAAGATGTCTGCCGGTGATCCACGCCAACAGTTTATGCCGTTTCGCTCCGCAAACCTCTATGTAGCTTTTGTTGCGATTGGGCTTACAAGGCTTTCCCCGGGGGGCGAGCTGATCGCCATTATTCCGAGATCCTGGATGAATGGGGGGTATTTCACCTCTTTCAGGCGTTTTATCCTGGAAGGCTACTCTATCGATTCGTTTCACATCTATGAATCGAGAACTAATGTCTTCGCTGAGACCGACGTTCTGCAAGAAACGATGATAGTCCGCATCTCCAACAATCGACAGCGTGAGACGGTGCACGTGGGCAGCTCGAACGGACGAGCCGATCAGGTGACCTGGAAGAGCTATCCAGCAAAAGACCTTATCGATTCGAATAGTCTGGTTATCAGGGTTGCTCCAGAATGCAATGGATCCGTGCAGTCCACAATATCCGCAGAAGGGCTCTGTCCTTCTACGGGTAAGGTCGTTGACTTTCGTAGCAGGGAAAGAATTTATTACGACCGTCCTAACGAAGAAGGTATCTATCCGCTGGTTTATGCGGGCAATTTTGCTGGCGGCGCAATCGAGCACCCACTAGATTTCGGAAAGCCTCAATGGTTCAGAGCCGATACGCAAACGACAATCAACCAACTTACACGCGAGGGTTTTTATGTTGTTGTGAAAAGATTTTCCTCTAAGGAGGAACGGAGAAGGGTCGTTGCGTATCCGCTGCATGTTCAAAGCCCGATTGGTATTGAGAACCACCTCAACTTTATCCATGCCGGAAAGCCGCGAAAAGTCGTCCCACTTTCCTCCATGGAGCTGGCTCAAGGTCTCGCGCTTTGGCTGAACTCAACTTTCATTGACAAATGGTTTCGGGATGTTAGTGGTTCAACCCAAGTGAACGCCGGCGATATAAAAGCGATGCCGTGCCCATCGCTTTCGGATTTGGAGCGAATAGGTGTTTACTGGCGTGCAGACCTCACTCAAGAAATGATTGACGCGATTTGCGAGGAGCTCAAATGAATCGAGATGCGATGATTGCGCAGGCGAGACAACTGCTTGAAGATTTGGGAATGGACTCGGAACGCTCCAATGAGCGGAGTGCCATTACCTTGCTTGCTCTCGCTCGGCTTGACGACACGATGTCATGGAGCGATGCTTCTGGGGAAATGTATACAACCAGGCAGCTCATGGATTGGATGCGAGATAAGCTCGGACAGAACTACGCGGCCAATACTCGGGAGACCATTAGGCGCTTTACCCTTCATCAGTTTATCGCGGGTGGGATTGTCCAAGAGAACGCTGATCGTCCCGACCGGCCGATTAACTCACCAAAATGGAATTACCGTCTCGTCCCCGATTTGGTGACGGTGATACGGGCTGTTGGGTCTGAAGGCTACCGCAACGCTCTCGAGGCTTTTCTGGAAGGCGTCAACACGTGGAAAGAGCAGCAAGAAGAGCTGCGGGAAATGAATAAAGTCCCGGTTATTCTACCTGGCGGAGTTGAGCTTACGTTATCTGCTGGGGGACAAAACATTCTTATCAAGTCGATGGTTGAAGAATTCTGCCCAAGATTTGCTCCCGGTGGCAGTGTCCTGTATATCGACGACACCGATCACACCCATAGAACAGAGCAGGAAAAGCTGATGAATTCCGTGGGCATCTCAATGCCAGAACGCGGGAAAGCCCCCGATCTGATTGTCTGGATGGAGGATAGAAAATGGCTTTTCCTCATGGAGGCTTGTTCCACTCATGGGCCCATCGACGTAATTCGAAAGCGTGAGTTGCTCGACTTGTTTGCCGAGAAACAGGGAGAGATAATCTTTGTCTCCTGCTTTCCCGATCGTGCTGTGATGAGGCAGTATCTCAAAGATCTTGCGTGGGAAACAGAGGCTTGGTGCGCATCCGATCCCGATCATATGATTCATCTCGATGGTGAGCGTTTTTTGGGGCCATACAAGCAAAGACAGTAGAGGAACTTGAGAGGGCTCTTGAAAGCGGACAATAAAAAGATTGGTGAGAGTGCGGTCAACCATCTCGAAATCCCCTTCAATGGGGTAACCAACGTGCTTACCCATTTTGCGAAAAACGATACGGGGGTATGCGTCGATGGGTTTATCGAGGTGTACAGCGGAACAGCCATGACAAAGGAATCTTTGCTCGGGGAAATCCCTGTACAGATTAAAGGGACAACCTCAAAGGTGGCTGGACGCGACGGCGTAAAACGAAAAGTGGACATCGTCGACTTAGAGAAGTATCTCGACGTTTATGCAGGAGTACTCTACTTCGTTGTCTTTATGGACAGCAAGCTCAGCCTCAAGGAAATCTATTACAAGCAGTATCTTCCGTTTGACATACGCAAAGCTTTGAAGGAAAGGAAGCACGCTGGGCAGAAGACCATTACGGACAAGTTCCGCCCTCTTCCCAAGGATCCCGTCCAGCTTCAAAGGCTTTGCATAGAGTTTGTGTCCGACTACCGCAAGCAGCGCGGCACCGACGTCGTGGGCTTTCTCACCCCCAGTGAAGCGAGAGACGAAGAAATTAAATTCGAGACCATCGAGTTCACCAAGACTCTCTACCCTGGAGAGATGCCCACATCCCTTAAACCCTTTGAAACCGGGGCGTATCTTTATGGCACGACATCTGCCGGAAAGCGATACGTTCTCGACAGAATCCCTCCCTTGGATTCAATCCAATCTAGCTCAACCCATGTAGTTAAAGCTGGAGACTTCGAATGCGAATGTCAGGTTGCGATCGGTGAAGACCGAAAGGGTGATTTTCTTAAGATTGGGGGGATTACCCTCAGGCTCGATGATGTCTGTACTTTCACTTACGACGATGTTGGCAGTTTTCGCGCCCGCCTGAGGGATGCGAAGCTATTCAAGGGTTTTGTTGAGTCTGGAGAAATCTATTTCGATGGGGAGTTTTTCGGTCGAAAAGATACGGTGAACAATGTAGATCACGACGAACTCGAGCGGCGTATTCACGCCTACGGGCGCATTGTTGGCCTCATGGAACGCCTAGGCGTTATCGCAGACTGGAACCCGGAAGATTTTGACCAGGCGGGAGAGCGTCGTCTCTCGCAGCTATACGCAGCCTTTGTTGAGGGCGTTCATGTTTCAGTGGGCGCTCAGAAAGAGAATCTGATCGTCTTTAATTGCGACATAGCCGGCACAAGAATCAAGGTTTTGGGGAAGCTCGACGAAAACGGAAGATACGAGCTTTATGACTTGACTTCTTCGTCGCTCATTTTCGCCACCTGTCTCGAAGGCCAAGAAAGGCTAGACGATGAGAACCCGATGCCGACGCTATTCAGCTTTACCGAGGAAGATTATCGGCTGCTTGCAAACATAACGAGAGGGAAACTCATTGAAAGCCTATCTCGCTCACCCATTAAGACGGGCAATGCTGACTTCATAAACAATAAACTACTTGAGATGCTGAACGCCTACGACAAGGGAGCGGTCTGCTCAGACGAGTTGCTGAGCTGCTGTGACACTGTTACAAAGACGCTGTTTGAACTTGATCCGCACTCTGAGGTGTATGCAATCAACAGGGCCCAAACGCTTTACAGAATGCACAAGCTCGATGCGGAGTGGCTGGGCCGAATCAGAGCGCTCGAGGCTTCGACATCCAGCATCGAAGCGCGGGCGTCATACCGAATACTGCTAGGCGAGGCAGTTTTAGCTCAGTCCTGCATCGAGCTTCTTGATGATGCTGCCCGAGCTAGATTCGCAACCTGGCCAATCTATAACCTTCTTCAGAAAGCATAGTGGCGGAACGCCTCCTTGTGACACCCAAATAGCCTGTACCCATCTGATGGGTGCGGGCTTTTTTGTTGCCCGCCTTATGGAAAGGACGGGTCATGGATGGCTTGCAGGACGAGGCGAGGCAGGTCGACGAGGGCGCGGCGCAGCAGGCGCAGGGCGCTTCGGCGCAGGTGAGCGGCGAGGGCGCTGCTGGCGGCGGCGCGGGCGGCGAGAAGGCTGCCGCCGCTGCGGACGAGGGCGTCGCCCGGGCGCGCGCGGACTACGAGGCGGCGCTCGCGGAGCGCGACGCCAAGATAGCCGAGCTCGAGGGCGAGATCGCGGAGGCCGCGAAGACGGCCGAGGCGGCCGAGAGGCTGCGCGCGGAGATGGACGAGCTGCGTCGCAAGGGCGACGAGGAGCGCGTGGGCTTCGAGCTGCAGATCGCCGGGACGCGCAACGTCAAGGCGGCGCGGGCGCTTCTTTCTGATTACGACAACGACATAGAAAAGCTCAAGGCGGCTGAGCCGTGGCTCTTCGGCGCGGGGGTAGCCGCCCCGGCGCGGGCGGGCGCGACGGGGCTGCCGAACGCGGGCGCGGCCACCGACGAGGGCGCGCGGATGAGGCGCTGGCGCAGGATCGCCGGCATCGACGACGAGGAGGAATAGGACATGGCGAACTCCATCGCATCCACCAAGAACTACACGGCGCTGCTCGACGAGGTCTACCGGCGCGCGGCGTGCTCGACGTGCCTGAACTCGCCGCGCCGCATGGCGCGCGCCGGGCGCAACGCCAGGGAGATCATGGTCCCGAAGATCCAGGTCTCCGGGCTCGGGGACTACACCCGCAACGTGGGCTACAAGACGGGATCCATCACCTACGAGTTCGAGACCAAGACGTTCAACTACGACCGCGGCATCAGGCTCTTGGCCGACGTGATGGACGTGGAGGAGGCGGGCGTGCTCGACTGCTTCGTGGCGGCGGGCTCGGAGCTCCAGCGCACGCAGGTGGCGCCGGAGGCCGACGCCTTCTGCTTCTCCGAGATCGCGGGGCACGAGGGCGTGGAGCCCGCCGAGGAGGACTTCGCCGACGCCGAGGCCGAGGACGTGCTGGCGAGCCTGCGCGGGGCGTCGAACGCGATGGACGAGGCGGAGGTCACGGCCGGGAGCCGCATCCTGTTCATCACGCCGACGCTCAAGGGCGTGCTCGACGACTTCTCGCTCGCGAACCCCGCGCGCTCGAACCGCGTGCTCGAGCGCTTCTCCCGCGTCGTGGAGGTGCCGCAGGCGCGCTTCTACAGCGCGATCGAGCTGCTCTCCGGCGACGATGACCGGTTCGGCTACGCGCGCGCCGAGGGCGAGTACGTGAAGACGACGGACAGCTCCGTCGTGTCCGGCAAGACCTACTACACCGAGAGCGGCGGAAGCTACTCCAAGGTGGCGAGCCCGAGCGCGGGCAGCCTCTCCACCTACTACGAGCTCACGGGCGCGGGCGCGCCGATCAACTACATGGTGGTGGAGCGATCCGCCGTCATCAAGTTCGACAAGCACGTGGCGTCGAGGGTCTTCTCGCCCGACGAGCTGGAGAACCTGGACAGCTACATGATGAAGTACCGCAAGTACGGCATCGTGGAGCTGCTGGACAACAAGCTGGACGGCGTGCACGTCTCCTGCGCGCCGCTGGCGTGAGCGAGGGGCTGACGGGCGCGGCGGGCCGCGGCCCCGCGCCCGTCTCCTACGACTTCTACCTCGACGGGTACGGCGGGGCGCTTTCCGCCGAGGCGTTCGCGGAGGCGCTGCCGGCGGCGGTTCGGTGCGTGGGCGCGCTCACGGGGGCGCGCGAGGTCCGCGAGGAGTGGGACGACGATCAGGCCGAAGCCTGGCGGCGCGCCGTGTGCGCGGCCGCGGACGCCTTCGCCGAGTACGGCGAGGGGCGCGTGGGCGGCTTCTCCGTCGGGTCCTTCTCGGTGACGAACTACCGCGACGAGGGCACGACGGGCGCCGAGGTGGCGCGCGAGGCAGCGCTCGCGGAGCTCAGCCGCACGGGCATGGCCTTCTCGGGGGTGCGGTGATGCGCTACCTGAGGCCGATACCGAGGCGGCTCCTTCCCGACGACATGATGGTGTGGCCCGCCGTGGGCGACGGGTCGTTCGGCGAGGTCGTGCTGGTGCGCCACGTGCGCTTCGAGCGCACGGAGAGCGCCGTCGCCGACGCGCACCGCAGCGCCGACGGGGGCGCGGGCCTCGTGGTCGTGGACGCGGTGAACTCGGAGGGTGCCTTCGAGATCCCCGCCGGGTCGCGCGTGCTCGTGGGCGCGGGGCCGAGCGTGCTCGTGCGCTCGTGCAGGCGCTGCTGCGTGATACGCGGGGTCGTTCACCACTGGGAACTGGAGGTGGGCTGATGACGAGATTCGAGTTCGGAGTCTCCGGCGGCGCGGGCAGGGCCGCCTGGGACGCGGCGGGCGGCGGCGCGGCCGACGTGGCGGCGGCGCTCCTGCGCTCCTTGGGCTATGCCAACGTGTTCACCGCGCCCCCTGCGCCGAGCCTCTGCGCCGAGCCGATCGTGCTCGAGGCGGGCGAGTTCGCCCGCGACGCGCGGCAGGTGGACGGAGCGGAGCGCGGCACGCTCCCGGTGGGCGTGACGGTCTGCTGCGACGACCCGCGCGACGCCGAGGCGACGGCGCACGCGGTGGAGCGCGACCTGCGCCTCGCGGACTGGACGGGCGAGGACGCCGGGTGGCACGTGCGCGTCGTCGCGGTGGACACGACGGCGCCGCGCCCGCTCGGGCGCGACGGGTCGGGGCACTGGCTCTGGGGGCTCGCCGCCGTTCTGACGATTGCGAGGGACTTCGATGAGTGACAAGGTGCGCGCGGGGCGCGGCATGGACGACCACGACGTGGTGCGCAAGAGCAGCCCGCTTGAGCGTCCGGTGCGTGACGCCACGACGGCGCGCGCGGGCTCGGCGGAGACCGACCGCATGGGGCGCGAGCAGCAGCGGCGCGCCACCGCGTACGGGCGGGCCCGGGGGCGGCTGTGAGCGCGCTCTCCTACGGCGGACACGACTTCTCGGAGCACGTGACGGCCGAGCTCATCGAGCCCGCCGGGCACGCGCTCTCGCCGCGCGCGCTCGCGGTGCCGGGGCGGCCGGGCGCGGTGCTCCTGGGCTGCGAGCTGCCTCCCCGCGCGCTGCGGGTGCGGCTGTTCCTCGACGCTGGCGTGGCGCTCACGGCCGAGGAGCGCTCCGCGATCCGCCACGAGATGTACGGGTGGCTGGTCGCGCCCGCGGGCGCGGAGCTCTCGCTTACCGGCGAGCCCGACCTGACGTGGCACGACGCGGTGGTGACGGGCGTGTCCGACTGGGACACGCTGTTCGAGGGCGGCTCCTGCGAGGTCGAGTTCACGTGCTTCGACCCGGTGGCCTACGGAGACGGGAAGTCGAGTGCGGCGAGCGCGCTGACGGTCGGCGGCACGTGGGCCACGTGGCCGGTGGTGACGCTGACGGCGCTCGCGGGTTCGTCGGTGAAGGTGGCCGACGGTCTGGGGCGATACGTGCTCGTGGAGCGCGAGTTCGCCGCCGGTGACGTGGTGGTGATGGACTTCGCCACCGAGGCCGTGACGGTTGAGGGAGAGGACGCCTCCGCCGACGTGGCCGTGGAGAGCACGTTCTTCTCGCTTTCCCCGGGATCTCATTCCCTGGCCTTCTCCGGGTGCTCGGCGCACACGGTGGCGTGGACGGAGAGGTGGCTCTAGATGGTGCCGACGCTCTACCTGTTCGACCGCTTCGACGGGCGGCTGGGGATCCTGCCCGCTGTGGGCGCGGTCACGCACGTCGAGGAGCTGGGCGGCGAGGACACGGTCGAGTTCGACTGCGCGCTCGCCCCCGAGAAGGGCGAGCGGCTGCTGTGGCGCGACCCGACGGACGGCATCTGGCGCGAGCACGTGGTGGTGCGCACCGACGAGCCGCTGGGCGGGCCCGCGCACGTCTACGCGGAGTCCTCGCTCTGCGAGCTGCTGGGCGACTTCGTCGAGGAGGAGCAACTGGCGGTAAAGACTGCCTCCGAGGCGCTGGCGGCGGTTCTCGCGCACACGCGCTGGACGGTCGGCGACGTGGGCGTTGGCGCGAAGGAACGGGGGTGCCTGCTCTACCACGTGAACGCGCTCGCGGCGCTGCGCCGCGTCGAGGAGGTGTGGGGCGGCGAGGCCGAGGCCGTGATCGCGGTTTCCGGCGGGCGCGTGAGCTCGCGGACGGTGAACCTCCCGGCGCGGCGCGGCGAGTGGCGCGGCGCGCGCTTCTCCTACGGCAAGACGCTCGCGGCGTGCACGCGCACGGTGCTCGAGGACGAGGTGTTCACGGCGCTCTACGGCTACGGCAAGGGCCTGCCGATCTACGACGAGACGGGCGTGGCGACGGGCGGGTTCACGCGGCGGCTGACCTTCGGTTCTGCGAACAACGGCGTGAACTGGGTGGGCGACGACGCCGCGCGCCTGGTGTGGGGGCGCCCCGACGGCGCGGGCGGGAGGGTGCACCGCTTCGGGCACGTGGTGTTCCCGGACTGCGAGGACGCCACCGAGCTGAAGGCGCTGACGCTGGCGGCGCTCGCGGCGGCGTGCGAGCCGCGCGTCTCCTACGAGGTGGACGTCGCGGCCGTGGACGGCGGCGCGGGCGTGCGGCTGGGCGACGACGTGGCGGTGATCGACTCGTCGCGCTCGCCCGAGTGGCACCTTCGCGCCCGCTGCGTGCGGCGCGTGCGCGAGCTCGGCGAGGGTGCGCCCTCGGTGCGGCTCACGCTTGGCACGGTCGAGCGAACGACGTGGGCGGCCTCGGCAGACGTGGCCGCGCGCGTGACGGCGGTCGAGGAGACGGCTGCGGCCGCCTCCGACACGGTGGCCTCTTATGAGGATCTTGGCAGCGAGGAGTTCTGACATGTCTGAGACGAGCACGTTCGCGCTCGCGGGCGACGGCCTGCGCGCGGTGACGTGGGACGAGTGCGATGCGCCGCTGGGCGGATGCTTCACGGCCTCGCCGGCCGACGCGGAGGGGCGCGGGCTCGCGCTCACGGTCACGCGCGGCGGCGAGGCGGTGGACCTGAGCGACGCCACGGTGTACCTGCTGTGGCGGCACCGGGAGCGGCGCGTGCGCGGATGCGAGCCCTTCGAGGCGGTGAACGCCTCGGCGGGCGCGTTTCGGGTGTTCTGGCCCGCCGCGATGGCATGCGCCGAGGGCGCGGTGGACGCACAGGTGATGGTGGCGAGCGACGGAGAGGCGATATCGACGCTTCCCTTCGTTGTGCGCGTGACGCAGGTGCTCACGGGCGCGGGCGAAGGGGGCGGCGACGGGTACTCGCTGTTCCTGGAGGCGATCGAGAAGTTCGAGGGCGCGGACGCCCTCATCTCCGACGCGGTGGCGAAGGCGCAGCAGGCGGCGAGCGTTGCCGCCGAGGCGCTGGAGGACGCGCAGGGAGCCTCCGGGGCGATCACCGCAGCAAACGCAGCCGCGACAGCGGCGACCCAGGCAAAGGAAGATCTCCTGGCAGCCGCCGCGCGCGGGGACTTCGACGGAGCGCCGGGTGCCCCGGGCGCGCCTGGAAAGGATGGAACGGACGGCGCCGACGGTGTGAGCCCGACCGCCAAGGTGGAACAGACCGAGGCGGGTGCGCTCGTCACCGTGACCGACGCCACGGGCACCACCACGGCAACCCTCACGCACGGTCCCAAGGGTGACAAGGGAGACGACGGCGAGAAGGGCGACAAGGGCGACCCGTTCACCTACGCCGACTTCACCGCCGAGCAGCTTGCGGCTCTCAAGGGCCAGAAGGGCGACCCCGGCGAAGACGGCTCCGACGGGGTCGACGGCCAGGACGGGGCTCCCGGTGCCGACGGGCAGGATGGTCAGGACGGCGTGAGCTGCACGCATTCGTGGGCGGGCACGGTGCTCACGGTGACGAGCGCGAGCGGCACGAGCTCCGCCGACCTCAAGGGAGAGCAGGGCGAGAAGGGCGACCCGTTCACCTACGCCGACTTCTCCGCTGAGCAGCTGGAGGCGCTGCGCGGCCCCCAGGGCATCCAGGGGCCGCCCGGCGCCGACGGCGAGGACGGCATCGATGGGCAGGACGGGGCACCGGGCGCGGACGGGCAGGACGGCGCGGACGCCGAGATCACGGGCGCGACCGCGACGGTGGACGCCTCCACGGGAACGCCGTCCGTGACCGTGACGCTCGGCGGCACGCCGGGGGCTCGCACGTTCGCGTTCGCCTTCTCCGGCCTCAAGGGCGAGGCCGGCGAGCAGGGGCCGCAGGGCGCGCCCGGCCAGGACGGCGAGGACGGGGCGCCGGGCGCGACGCCCGACCTCTCGGCCTACGCGACGAAGCAGTACGTCGACCAGGCGATTGCAGCCCTGGACGACCTGAGCGAGGTGGAGTTCTGATGGCCGTGGGGACGATACAGAGGTCGGTTCTCACCGACATCGCGAACGCCATCCGCGCGCAGAACGGCGGCGCGGGCACCTACCTTCCCTCCGAGATGGCGGCGGCGGTGCTCGCGCTCGACGGCACGAAGGCGGGGACGCCATTCCAGGCAGTTGCGGGGTCCGGCACGGGCGTGATCTCGGATGCCGTCTTCGACGGCATCGCGGACGCCATCCGCGCGCAGAACGGGCTCTCGGAGACCTACAAGCCCTCCGAGATGGCGCCGGCGATACTCGCGCTCGTTTGGGACGTGGGCGTGAAGATGCGCGCGATCCTGCTCGCGGACGGCACGCTCGAGTTCAACTACCGCGACGGGCGCTCCTCCGACGTGCCCGGCGCGGTGATCCTGGACGCGTGGGAGGTGGACCCCGCGGGCTACAGCTCGGCGAGCGCGCGGCCGTGGGACGACGTCAAACTCTCCGTGACGCGCGTCGTGTTCGACGGCGACTTCTCCGAGGGCGGGCTCGCCAACGCGAGCTACTTCTTCAACGGGTTCAGTAACCTCGTCGAGATCTCGGGATTCGAGGAGCTCTCGGGCGTGGCATCGTTCAACCAGGCTTTCTCGAGCTGCGATGCCCTTGAGACGATCTACGCGAGCGGCTTCGTCGCCGCCGAGGGGATGACGGGGAGCCTCTGCTTCTACGGGTGCAGCCGCCTCGTGGGCGGAGAGGGCTTCGTGCCCGGCTACTCCGACGGCGCCGACCATCTCGCCTACGGCGAGGAGGGCGTCCTCACAGACCCCGCCTCCGACGCCCGCGAGTGGCTCTCCTGCCACCTGTACGCGGACGGCGAGATCGTGTTCACCCTGGACGACGAGCCCGAGGCGGGACGCAGCCTCTGCATGAGCGGGAGGATGTGCGCCACGGCGCGCTACCAGGCGATCGACGCGCGCGCCTGGGAGGGCGCCGAGGTGGACGTGCTCAAGGCGACGTTCTCCGCCGACCTCTCCTCGCTCGACTTCGTGAACCTGAGCTACTGGTTCTACGGGGACGGCGAGCTCTCGGAGGTCGTCGGGCTCTCGAACCTGCCGGCGGTTCGCGAGATGCGCTACGCGTTCTGCAGCTGCGACTCGCTCGTGGAGATCGACCTGTCGGGCTTCCCGACCGGCGAGCTGGAGGACGTGTTCTACTGCTTCTCCGGATGCGGCTCGCTCACGACGATCTGGGCGGACGCCGACTGGGCGCTTCCCGCCGGGTGCACGGGGTCGGGCGCGTTCTACAACTGCACGTCGCTCGTGGGCGGCGCGGGGACGACGTACTCGAGCTCGCGGATCTCGGCGACGTACATGCGCATCGACGGCGTGGGCGGAGCGGGGTACCTCACGGCGAAGGGCTCTTAACAAGCACCTCTCCGGCGCGTGCGGCGCTTGCGCCGCATGTGCCGGAGGGGTGGACGCGCCGCCTCAGGGGGCTCGGGACGAACCCGCCATGCGGGCGGCGCGAGGGGCGGGGCGTTTTCTTGCCTACGACCTTTTTCCTACAGCGACCCCCGTCGTGAGAATCGCGACAGCGCAGAGCCAGAACTGCCAGCTTTTGAACATAGACCGGTTCGCCTGGTCGCACGTGGTCTGCCTTATCTCCCTGCGCTCTTTGCTAATGTGCGATAAAGAAGTAATAGAAGTGTAAAAAATTTTGCCGTTCCTATCCGGCACTTAGGGCTGTGTCGGATAGGTCAGGCGTTAGGCTTCCGGCAAGTCTATCTTGCCGACAAAGCTGTAATAAATCTCAATGTCCTGCCTGCGGGTGCCGTTCTCGTCATAGCTGCACTCATGCACGACGATTTTCTCAATCATTTCCCGCAAGAGGGTGGGGGTTAATTCTTCAAAAGCAAGGTGCTTTCTCACAATCCCCATGAATTTCTCGGCGTTGACGGTGGCGGCCTGCGACTTGGAAAGTTCCTCCTGCAAAGCGGCAGCCCGGTCTTTCAGTTCCCGCTGCTCCTGCTCATAGTCCGCCGACAGCTCCATGAAACGCTCGTCGCTGATTTTGCCGCTTACATTGTCCTCATACAGCCGCTTGATAATGCGGTTCACTTCGGCAATGCGTGTCTGGGCCTGTTCAAGCTGCTTCGTGGCTGCGGCGGTCTTTCTCTTGCCGCCGATTTCGTTCTGCTGGATGAGCAGCTTTACAAAGCGGCTCTCATGCCTGGCGGCGTATTCCGTCACTTGCCGGAGATTGGAAAGCACGCCCGCCGTCAAAAGGTCGGTGCGGATAAAGTGTGCCGTACAGTCACGGGTACGCTTCTTGTAGCTGCCGCAGATATAACAATGATATTTCGCAATAGCCAGCAATGAACGCCTGCATTGCGCAAGACGTTACATTATCTTCTGAAACATATAGCGCACCTTGTCCAGGCGGCTGTTTGGACGGCGGGGCTGGATGACTGGCTTGCCGACAGCGGCCTGATACCCTTTCAGTTCTGTAAGGCATACGCTCTGCCCGTTGGTGTAAAAGGCCAGATCAGTACGGTATGCCTGTATACAGCGGGCGGGAATCTCGCCAGTAAAGACAACTTCATCCTTTTTTACCTGGACCGTTTCGATGGTGGCACAGTATTTCGGTGCATCATGATAAGCCCTGGAAAGATATTCCCGGGGCGCATAGAGGGTGAAGGAGAGATAAGGTTCCAGCAGTTGCGTCCCTGATTCCTTCAATGCCTGTTCCAATACAATCGGGGCCAATGAGCGGAAGTCCGCCGGCGTGCTGACCGGACTGTAATAAAGCCCGTATTCAAAGCAAATCTTACAGTCCGTTACGTTCCAGCCGAACAAGCCCTGCTCCAGCCCGTAACGGATACCATCCCTGACAGCGTTTTGAAAACTCTGGTTCAAGTATCCCAGCGAAACCCGGCTCTCGTATTGTACACCGGAGCCAAGCGGGAGTGGTGTAACAGACAGTCCGATGGATGCCCAAAACGGGTTGGGCGGCACCTCGATATGGATGGTGTGGCTGGCTGCTTTGAGCGGCCGCTCCATATAAATGACGGTGGGTTCCTTTACCACTGTTTCAAGCTTGTATTTTTCCGACAGCAAAGCGGAAACAACCTCCAACTGCACCCGGCCCAAAAAAGAAAGAATGATCTCATGGGTGATGGAATCCACCTCGCAGCGCAAAAGCGGGTCAGTATCCGCAAGTTGCGTAAGAGCGTCCAGCAGCCGTTCTCTTTGCGCTGCCGTTTTCGGCGCAATCGACGTCCGCAGCATGGGGAGGGGGTCCTCACGCCACCTTTTACGAGGGAGCCGGGTTGGGTCCCCTAATACATCGTTTAACCTCACGCTGTCGCTGGGAAGGATAACAATTTCACCCGGATAAGCGGTGTCTGTCCGAACAATTTCCCCTTTGGATGGAATACGCATCTCTGTGATTTTCAGCTTTTCTCTCCCGGCCAGGGCCACCGTATCCCGCAGGCGCAGCGTTCCGCTGTATAGCCGTAGATAGACACGCCGCTGGCCGCAATCTGTATACTCCACCTTGAAAACGCTGCCGCATAGGGCGGCGCTCCCCTGTTCCCCAATCGGTTGGAACAGCCCTGTCACCGCATCCATCAACGGTTGAATGCCAAGGCCCTTTTTGGCGCTGCCATAATAGACCGGGAACAGGGAGGCGTCTTGAACCCGCCGCTGTTCCTCCCGCACAAGTTTTTCCCGGCTGATTGGTTCTCCTGCGATATACTTTTCCAATAATTTATCGTTATTTTCGATGACCGCATCCCATGCTTCTATGTCGGTATTTTCCTCCAGGACTATTTCCGGGGACAGCGACACCGTCTGCTTGATGATAATATCGGCGGAGAGCTTATCCCGAACAGACTGAACCACGCTCTGCAAATCAACGCCAGCCTGGTCGATCTTGTTGATAAAGATAACGGTGGGAATGTTCATTTTCCGCAGGGCATGGAACAGAATACGGGTCTGGGCCTGCACGCCATCTTTAGCGGAGATCACCAAGATGGCCCCATCTAAAACAGCCAAAGAGCGGTACACCTCCGCCAAAAAATCCATGTGGCCGGGCGTATCCACAATGTTGACTTTACATCTGTGCCACTGGAAGGAAGTGACTGCCGCTTGAATGGTAATCCCACGCTGCCGCTCCAAAAACATGGTGTCCGTCCTCGTTGTCCCTTTTTCGACGCTCCCCGGTTCTGAAATGGCTCCGCTGGCATATAGCAGGCTCTCCGTCAAGGTCGTCTTTCCAGCGTCTACATGGGCAAGAATTCCAATATTGATTATTTTCATGTGATTGTCCTCCCTTTACTGCCCCGAAGGGCATAAAAATCCCCAGCAGTAAAATACTTTTACCGCTGGGGATGATAATTTGCGGACATACCATATACAGCATACACCTGTTTGTGAGTGCTGTTTTTGGGGATATGTCAAAATTGATAAGGCAAAAGTATTCTTAAATTGGGTACAAAAAACTAAGCCCCTACAAAAGGGACTATCATAATCCTTTGTTCCCACTATTTGATTATAGTTTTATTTAAGAATACCTTGCCGCATATTTTTTACTCCTTTTCTGGACTTGAATTATTATATCACATCAGTTTTAGGAAAACAAGTATCTAAAAGAAATTTTTCTTCCCCTTATATGTAACAATCATACCGGCTTCCTAACGTTCAGAATGGTTTCTACTGTCTGCTGCGGTGTTTGGTTGGAATTGTCCAGCCAAAAGCCGATCCGTGGTGTTGTCTGCATTTTACTAAATACAAATTCAATGTATACAGAAAGAAATATATAAGGAGTGGGAGGGATTCCGCCGTAGTCGGCATTGTAGGAAAATCCAAAAGTTTAGATTTTCTCAAAATGCTTATCTTTTGGTCTTTGGTTCGGAATAGTGTAGTGCTGGCGGTCTATCTATTGTTTTCGGTTGCTTGCTTCTTTACCGTACATGAGCATTTGATGAGGGTATCGAACTGCTCGGGCGTGAGGTTCTCATTCGCGAGACGGGCTTCCGTCTCGTCCGCCTGAAGGCTCAGGATCTCCATCGCGCGCTTGGAAGCGCATGCTTCCGCGCTTATGATGCCCAGCATGGTTGTCTGCGACATGCTTGCCAGGGTACAGGGCTCCTTCTCGCTGATTTGCGGTACTTCCTCTTCCTTGATGCTCCACATTGTGGTCTCCTTGGGTGTGCTTTCGCGCCCCCCGTTGCATGCGAGACGGGTTCGTCGAAGTGGTCTTTTACGGCAGCTGTTATAACACCTGATAAACCAAGTCTATTTCGGAGTGTCAGAAAGTGTAAGATGGTACTTACGACATAAATGTCGTATACCTTTAGGAGTGCTTTTGACGAAAAAGAAATCGAAGCAACCCATCGACGGCAAATGGCTTAAGGACGTCATCCATCGGCGCGGCCTCTCCGTGAGGAAGCTGACAAACCCCGAGCGAGAGGGCTCCATCCCCTACGATATCCGCACGGTTCAGCGAGCTATCAAAGACAACGAGATCACGCCCCAGCTTCTCGACGAGATTGCCAGGGCGATCGACGTTCATCCCGACTTCCTTCGCGGCAAGTACCTGTGGACGCTCAAGGTCGACATCATGGAGCACCCGGAGGTTCGCGATCACTGGCTCGAGCACTACCTGAATCCCGCCTATTTCCCTTATCGCATGCACGAGCGGGAGCGGATTGGATCTCGCAGGCATTTCTTCAACACGCTTCTCATGCACGGCGTGGATGAGGAGGAGTTCAGGAAGCTCCCCGGAGAAAAGCAGAGGTCTTTGGTTGAAGACCTGAACGTCAAAACGACCAGGATCCTCAAGTCTTACTTTCCGAACTCCGCGCAGCTTGATTACACCGACGATGCCGACATTTTCGAGTGGCAAACCGAACGCGACGTTTACGAGGCAATGATCGAATGGCTCGCCGAAAAGGGCTATGCCACCGTCTCTGACTAGACGGGATAATCGAACGAAAACGTATCTTGTTATTGGGCGGCGAATTCGCCGCCCTTTCATTTTGCGCTTCTGATAGGGCGCGTCTTCCTTTGTGAACCGTTGTGTGAAGTGACGAAACGCGACGGTTCGTCCATTTCCCCAGTTGAATGGCCCATTTGTGACCGTAGCGGACACTCCTTTCCAGACGGGGCGAGCCTGTCTGGAAAGGAGGTGCGTGTGGAGTCGGTAATCGCTGCGCTGGTGACGGGCGTCCTCACCTTGATCGGCGTGCTCGTGTCCAACTCGCGCAGCCGTGCGGTCATGGAGGTGAAGATCGACAACCTAACGAGGCAGGTCGAGAAGCACAACTGCCTGATTGAGCGCACCTACGCGTTGGAGCAGGACGTCGCGGTGGTGAAGGCGGAGATTGACAACTTGAGGAAGGGATAGCCATGGATACGTTTCTCACTTCGAACGAATGGCAGTGGAGGCTCTTGCGCACGGTCGTGCAGGGCGTCTTGGGCGTGATCGTCGCGAACATCGACATGCTCGTCGGCTGCGCGGTGCTGGAGCCCACGTGGCGCGCCGTGGTGGTGGCGCTTGTGATGGCAGTGCTGTCGCCCGTCATGGCGGAGCTGGGCGCGGCAAGCGTTGAGAAGAAGGAGCTCTCCGATGAGTGATTTCGCGACGGCGGAGTTCGCCGACGTGACGGGCGCGAACGCGTCCGATGACGAGCGGAAGCGCTGGGAGGAGCTGCACGGCGAAGGCGTCGAGGCAGCCGCGCCCGACGGCTGGGAGCCCGATGAGGGCGAGGACGACGGCTTCGAGGAGGTATCCGATGGCGTATAGCATCCTCTTCAAGCAATGTGGGTCCGACCATATGACGCGCGGGCGCTCCCGCGCAATCGACCGCATCGTGGTCCACTACACGGGCACCACGGCGAGCGCGCGCAACAACGCGACGTACTTCGCGCGGAACGAGGGTCAGGGCGCGTCGGCGCACTACTTCGTCGACGACATCACGCCCGAGATCTACCAGAGCGTCGCCGAGGGCGACACCGCCTGGCACGCGGGCAACTGGGACATGAACTGCCGGGCGATCGGCATCGAGGTGGTCTCCGCCGGCGAGGACTACAGCGGGACGGAGATCACCAAGCTTGCCTGGCTGGTGCAGAAGCTCATGGCCAAGTACGGCATCGGCTCCTCCGGCGTCATCCGCCACTACGACGTGACGGGCAAGCTGTGCCCTGCGCCCTACGTGGCCTCGTCCAAGTGGGCGGCGCTGAAGGCGCGCATCACGAGCGGCGTTGTTTCTGGCGGCACGACCCCGGCCGCCCCGGAGGGCGCGGTCGCGGAGCTCGCGCGGCGCGTCATCGCCGGCGAGTTCGGAAACGGGGACGCGCGGCGCGCGGCCCTGGGGAGCCGCTACTCCGAGGTCCAAGCGGAGGTGAACCGCATCCTGGCGGGAGGTTCGGGCGCGCCCGCCGCCCAGGCGCCTGCCGCCGACGACGTGGACGACCTCGCGCGCCGCGTGATCGCGGGCGAGTTCGGAAACGGGGCGGCCCGCAAGGCCGCGTTGGGCGACCGCTACGCGGAGGTCCAGGCGCGCGTGAACAAGATGCTGGGTGCCGGGGGCTCTTCGGGAGGCTCGTCTGGCGGTGCCGACGTCGACGCCCTGGCGCGTGCGGTGATCCGCGGCGACTACGGCAACGGCGCCGAGCGCAAGCGCCGTCTGGGGTCGCACTACGACGCCGTGCAGGCCCGTGTGAACGAGATGCTGTCGTGA